GTCTAACAGAAACATCTAATTTTGCATTTTTACCTGGTGAGGTAACCTTAATAGAAGATGTACTCGAATATCCAATTCCAGCATTGATAATTTTAACATCAGTTATCTTATTATCAGTTATGACTGGTCTTAATTCAGCACCAATACCCTTTCCAGTGGGGTCAACCACTTCTAATTCTGGAATAGAGAAATATTCTTCTCCACCATATTGGACGTTAATAGCTTCAACTAATCCATTTACAACAACTGGTTTTAGAGATGCATTCTTTCCTGTCTTTATAGACAGTGTTGGTTTCTTCTCAAAGTTTAATATTGTCGAACCATAACCAGTACCAGTCTCATAAAGATAAGAATCAACAATACTACCCGTAATAGTAGGAGTTAGTACCATATCATTATAACTTTGAGATGTTGTACCAAACCCAACAGGTGTATATCTTAGTGTTATTTCTACATCTGGATATTTAAATACCTGATATCCAGTACCTTGTGATGAGAAATCTATAGTTAATCCACGGTCAAAATTAGTATAACTTACACCTGCTCCTATACCTGCATCAGACAACTGGAAAGAATTATTATCTAATTTTACAATATTATAATATTGAGTCGTTGTTGTTATTCCAGTAACAGTAGTCAATCCAGAAATTGGTTGAGGTGTTACAGTGCCAACACCAGCCTCTACATTATACTCAATTATATCACCATCATTAAAACCATGATTATCAAAAACAATTTTATTGTATTGTGTTGATATACCAGAAGGTTTGACTAATAATTTCCTATTACTAAAATAACCTCCATCTAAAATCCTAATACTATCAATAGATTTCTGATCTGGTAAAGTAACAAATTTATGAATACCAGTTAAATTTGTATTTCCCAATCCTATAGTATTAACTCCTACACCATTTGCTATCACATCTTCTGCAGAATAATATAATTGAACTGTAGTATTATTCATCACTTTAACAAAGTAAGATGAATTAGTAACTAATGTAGATGTCCCAATACCAACACCTATTCCTAAGTTATCATTTGAATTATAAATTACTTCTTGTTGATTAAAGAAATCATGATCACTTAAGAATTTAATTGTATCATTAGCCGTACTAATTCCACCCTGAGAAGTAGTAGGTCTACCATCAAAATCAACACCTCTACTTGATTTAATAATAGATGGTTCTAAAACAGCATCTCCATTTCCACCAGTTATATCGATAGAAATAAACTCATTAATATTAAATTGTTGTTTGTCAATATAAACCTTTTCTATAACACCTTCAATGACTGGTTGAACTAATGCTGTGGTTCCTGTTCCTGTAGAAACTTCTATTTTTGGTGGGTTGATAAGATCATAATCAGAACCCATATTTAAAATATCAATAGATTTTAGAGGTCCATAATATATGTAATCATTTGACTTATAGTTAGTAACTTCTAGACCATTTATTAATAATCCAATAGAACCCACATCTGTTTCAGTTTGCTTTCCTCTATTGGTGGTTATATCTAATGGAAACTTCTTGAGTAATTTTTGAGCACCAATTTCATTGGATCTCTGAGAATATAAAGTAAACTTATGATCACCATTAGCATATTCTGGAACAAAATTAGTCCCTACACCTATAATCTTACTTGCTTTAAGAGGTATGTAATTACCACTATTAATAAAGGATTGTGATGAATATAATTGTATAGTGTTTTGATCAGTACTAGAAGTCGTCAATATTCCTACAAAATAACTACCAGTTTCTAATCCGACATAAGGATTACCAGATGGTTCATAATATACCTGATCTCCTGTCACAAATGGAACAGAATTCTTAAATTTGATAGCACTAAATGTGCCAGTATCTAATCCGACATTTGCAGTCAATCCACTACCAACTATAGTTGGTGGATAATCAACAGAAATTGATTTTAATGGAGTTGCAATATTATTGACAAAAGAAGTAGTTAACTCGGCAAGTTGTTCTGAAGGAACTGAGTTAGAAGCAATGTAAGCATACTCATCACCATCAGTATATAAATTTTGTATATCAGATACAATCTTACTAACTTCCAAAGGAGCAGAAGTACTCTTGGCAGTATTAACTTTTCTCCTCAAATCATATTCAATACCAGTAGTAGGAACAAATGCACTGCTTATTTTAATATCATCATCTGCAGCTACATCATAAACTTCCTCGACATATACATCAGTAGTATCACCCAAAACTACATCATTTGATGATCTGACGACTATCTCTACTTTATCATCTTTCTTTAGACTAGTTCTGTCAATTTGACCATCAAAAATTATCTGAGTACTATCAATAGATTTTATATTATATCTTACACATGTATTATAGATCCAAGAATTGGCAAATTTTCTTTTATGAGACATATTCTCATAAAGAGATGAAGTATCAACATAAAAATTACCCTCTATTAAATCACCGACATTTTTTACCGAAATTATCTGACCTTCATCAACAGATAATGTATCAGAGACTTGTTCGAACTCTGATAATACACCTGTGAGTCTTAATTCAACTTTTTTGGTTGTATCGCCATCCTCATAACCAAAATAAGTCTCATTATTTCTTACAGAGTAAGTAGATGTAATAGGTGAATCAATACCATCACATCCAAAGAACTGGTTTACACTTTTTGAAGTATAATTGATATTTGTATTGATTCCTGAGACCAAAATTCCAGTCGTACCAAAACCTACAGTAGAATCGACGGTTATTACCGAAGAACCAGCACTGACAGTATCAAGAGCTCTTGTAGCAGGAGTTATTTTGAAATTTCCTTGTACAGCATCTTCTACATCAGAATAACCACGGAAAAGAGATATTTTAAAATATTGCTGATTGCTTGTTAGTGCTACTCCAGCTCTAGTAAATGTCTCAACTTCAGAAATAGACGCATTTGTGTCTAAATCATCAGATTTATAAATTGTTTGACCAACTAAATCTATAGGATTACCAGAAAGTGCCTCTGCAATAATAATTTCTCTTCTGACGTAATTTGCCGAAGATGGTTTAATTAAAAATTCCTCTAAATTGACTACCTGAGGAGTTTCTCCATATAAGGCATTAAAAAGTATTCTAAATGACTCATCTGTTCCTTTTGATTCATATAATGACTTTGATTCTTTTATGAATGATCCCGCATTTAGATTTGAAGTAAAATCTACACCTTCTAAACCTGGAACGAATGTTGATTTCTGTTTTTTATAAAATTCTTTAAGAAATAAAGAACTTAAGTTCTGAATATATGCATCTTGAGTATGTGATGAAATCCCTGAAGTAGAGAATACTAATTCTTCTTCCTGCAGATTTTTATGGTAACTGGTAATACCTGAAAATCCACGAACACATCCCGTAAACGTCGTTGATGTCTTTCCTGTGTATGTGATTATTTCATCATTAATTTTTAACAGTCCATATTGACTTGGAAACCCCTTTGTGTTCGAAACTGAAATTGTTGAGTCTTCAGTTCCTATACCAGTAGTAAGTGTAGTAAATCCAACTACTACATCTGGTGTTAAATTATCTAATTTTAAATATTGATCTAAATTGTCGGATAGATCAATAGGGCCACCTTGAAATTCTTGTGAAATATAATATTGCTTTAAAAAATCTACAGCTTTAGGATTTTCATTTACAACAAATTCGGGAAGTTGGTTCCCGATAATTTGCTGAACCTTAACCTTAGACTCAAAACCAGTATGTATCATATTATTCTCTTATTAATTGTCCGTTTAGATAACTTGAGGTGTAGAAGTCTTTAATAAATGTAGTTCCAGATATTTCATCACCCGAACTAATCACATCTCTTACCATATTTATTTTACTTTTTGAGACGCTGAAATCGAGATATAATTCTCTCAATCCAACTACATCATTTGACTCAGGAACTGCCTGTACCTCTACAATCCCTGTACCGTCCACTGTACCAGTTATATTAATGGTTCCTAAGAGAATTTCACCTTTGATATAATCTACTGTTCCTGCCGATTTAGCGACCACTGTATAGGTTCCATCAACACTTATCTCTACTAGAGAAATTACTCCAGTTTTTAGATCTGTATTGGGAGTATCAGTAAGATATACTGGTCTAGCATTTGCACTGATGAAAAATCCGTTTGATTTGATGTTAAAACCTTCGAAATCAACATGGAAACGATTTCCATAGCATAATTCATACTGTGCAAACTGATTTGTCGCAGCTTTTAGATTTCTTCTGATGATAACTTTTGTAATATTCGAAGTTATTGCAGTATCAGTGGCATCAATGACTTGTTGTACCTTACTATACTTAAATCTTCCTCCAAATTGGTTCAAATCTACTGAATCTCCGTAAGTAGTGAGTGAATTTACAACTTTTGCTTTGAGTGATTCTGCAGTTGAGACTAAATTTTCGTTAAAATACACCGAAGAGTCAATTTCGACGTATAAAACCTTTAAATCTTCGATTCTTTGGTTAATTCCAGATACAGAATACTGTTTTAATTGTGATAAAATGCGAGTTTTGTTAAAATCAGTGACAAAAAACCCATTTTTAGGTTTTATACTGATTATAACGTTACCAAATTCGGGTGGATCCATCTCCTCACCCCCAACTACTGCCACAGATTCAGTATCTGCGTAAATTTTCTTAATAATTGCCTCATAATCTCGTGGTGTGACAGCACGATACTGTGAAGAATACGTTTTTGGTGCATAATATTTGATTGAACTGATAGATTCTATATCAGATCCATTACTAGATGTCTCATTTGTGATGACATCTGGAGAAGTTGCCAATGTTTTGGGAACTCCGTTCGAATCAACGACCTTTCCAGTGAAAGAAAGGGTATTTCCCTTGCCTATACCGTTACCTTCTTTACCATCTGTAACAATATACCTCACGGTCACCGTATATCCGTTTGGAATCTTCTTTCCAAAGAGACCATCTCCAAAAAAGAGTTCATATCTTTCATCCTGAACTTCTTGTAAGAGATAAATTGAGGAATTTTTATCTACATTTAATATATTATCGACTAATGAATATTCGACTCCTAATTCTGAGCTATCCTGACTGATATAAACCTTTAAGGTCGAAGTATCAATGCCTTCATTATCTAATATAAACCTCTGATCTAATGAACCATCTACGACAAATTTCTTTTCTAAAAATACACCTTCTTTAATGTCAATGCCACTAAAGACTGCCTGATAATTACCAGCATTATTCTTAATTACTGATGTAGAAATATTATTTGAGATCGAAAATGTAAATGCTGTATCACTTCTATCACCGACACATACCAAACCTGCCTGTAAGGATACTGTAGATGTTCCAGGATCAGTACCACCGAATCCTACGGTGACTGTGACATTGGCGGTTGCTGCCGTTCTAGAGCGTGGTACATAACCTATATTTCTTGCCAGAGAAACGACATTCTCTCTCATAGTCGCAGAATCCAAGAAGGACTCATTGACGACCATATTAGAGTTAAATGCGGTGATATACGTATTATAAGCTAAGGTGTCAATTAAAACAGAAAAGTTAGATCCCTCAAAGTCGAACCCAGTAAAGTCTGAGTTTGCCCTGAGATAGGACTTAATTGATGTTTTTACCTGATCAAAGTCAAGATTTGTAAATTTAGTAAAAGGCATGTTATCTTGTTGCCTCTAAGAGGAATGTATATTCTTGTGTTGGAAACTCTTGTCCTACAATGTCATAGATGACGGTCACCTCAAAACTATTGATATCTGGTTCGGGATTGACTATACATATCACATTGTCGATTCTTGGTTCAAAGTTATCTAGTGCAATTTCAATTTGTCCCCGAATGTTCGAGGCAGTACCAAAATCAACAAACTCAAATAGGCTACTATAGACATCAGATCCAAATATAGAATTAAAGAATCTTTCATTGGGAATCGTCTGGACAATATTTCTTACAGAACGACGAATCGCATTCTCATTACGAAGAACCTTTAAATCTTTTGATACTGGATGAGGCTCAAAAGATAAACTAATATCTTTATATGCTCTTGATATCCTCTTAATCGCCATTGGACATAGTTTTTATTTATTTATATGACATTCACCCATAAAAAAAGAGACCCCTTTCGGAGTCTCCTGTTTAGCGTCCCTGCCCCTTATATTTCTTACGAGCCGAGTTACGAGATGTCGCTGCATATTTGGTGTGCTTGCCCGTCCCTTGACGAGTCTTCTTCGGGGGTGACTGTATAAAATCCCCTCCACTGATACCACCTGTTGCTTTTGCCATAATTAATCCTCTGTGTACATTTCAGTTTTGATACTATCGGGGTGTGGTGCACCCGTCTGATAGAATTCGAGAGCATAGTCTTCCATGCGGTTAAAGTATTCACCTTGACCTAATGCCGTGAATACTTCTTTGCCGTCTATGATGATTCTATATAATTCTCGTTTTTTCATGTCCTACACGAATCCGTGGGTCGCACCAGATTTCGAAACCTGCGTCTTTTGCATCGAGACAGAAAGAGACATCTTCACCACACATGTCCTGAACTTCGCCACTTTCGAAAACTTGCATCTTCGGTGCGAACCATGGATATGGTAGTCCTTCATGTTCGAATACTCCCTTCTTAATTAGGAGCCATCCGAAACCTGTATAGTCTACT